CTGAATGAAACAATCACATCAATTGCTTGCTTTCTACGAATGTTTCGGGTGTTCCAATATGCTACGAAATCATATTTCTTATCACCCAATACCTCTTTGTAGAACTTATCATCAACTTTTTCTGGTTTGTAATCAGTTCCGTTGATACCATGTGGTACATACTTTACTTGCCAATCCGCAGGTTGCTTCCAACGTGATTTAGCATGCATACCCCATACTCTACGAGTAATACCATAGGTTTGTCTTGATATAGTACCAACCCAATCACAACTCTCTAAATAATCTCTGTTGTATTGTGGGTCTGGTAAATCATCCCAAATGTGATAGAATAGGATTGGAATATTTTGACGAATTTCGTGCTCAATTTGGTATAACCAAATCCAATATCTCGGGTCTGTAAAGTGTAGGATTGCATCTGGGTTTTCCATATTGATGATTTGACGTAATGAATCCGCAGTACCATAACCTGATGATGGGTAAATTTTTACATATGCGTCTTCGATACCCGTTCTCTTACGAACATCATCACACAAATCCATAATCTTACCTTCTTCTGGATGTTTTACCGCTGCACCGATTTGTACCCAATCGAAATCTTTTAATGTACCTAATACGAATTGCTTTGACATATTAGCAATACCACTTGCCATTCGTAGGTCATCGGAGAGTAATAGAATTTTCTTTTTTGCCATAACTTATTAAAATGCTGAACCGCTAATTTGTAGTTTATTATAATTGTTTAAATTGTTTTTGTAATTCTCATCGTTCAAATAAAGATTTATACTACGATTTACCAACTTTTGAAGAGTTATTCCGTGCTCACTTACCGATGCAACCCTAAATGTTTGATATAAATCAGAGATTATCTTTACCGAAGTCAGTTTAGTTTCTGCTTTTTTCATAATCATTTATTTTATATATATAAATATATAGAATATATAAATATATACAAAAAATTACGAAAATAAATGAATTATTTTTGGCGAGCAGGGCATCTATCCTTAAATTCACAGAATCTACAATTCTTATTGCCCTCACCAGGATTTGGTGTATAATCTGCATCTAAATTATCTGTTCCATCTTCGTTGAATACTGAATCTACGAACCTCATAAAATCTTTAACTGCACGAGCCACCGATGGACCACCATTAGCGGGAACTAATTTGGAAATACGTGGGATGGTGTATTCCGTATTCTCACTAATCTTACGTTTAATGATTTGGAACTCAACCTGTATTCTATCTATCGGATGATTGTATTGCTCTGAATAATAATGTTTGTATAATAGTAATTGGTTTAGTTTAGTTTTGTCCGCCTTTTGTTCTTTAGTCCACCCACGAGTAGATGTTTTGAAGTCAATAATCTTTAATAGATTGAACTCTTTGTGGCGTATTACTATATCCAAATACCCCAACATACTTACATTGGGTTTTAACTGAACGTTTAGTGGTAACTCAATACCTACCAATTCCCAACCTTTCTTTGTGAAGAAATCATCACCATGCTTTTTGAACCACTCCAAGCAAATAACTCCATCATTGTAGAACTCCATTAGTTCATCTTTACTACATACGAATTTTCCTTCTTCGAATCCTTCGTGCTCCTTCTTAAAAGTATCTACAAGCCGTTCTTTGAGAAGTTGTGGTAAGTTGATTTCATTTGCCTCTTTCTTTGTGCGATTATAGAATATATCTAAATAGTGTTGTAAGGTTTCGTGGAATGCAGTACCAAAGATTGTGTGAATACTGCCTGAATATACACCCAACTTATCTATGTAGTTGAACTTGTATTGTTGCGGGCAGGTGGTGTACATTGAATACCGTGAATAGGATACGCGAGCCATAATATTTTCTTTAAGTACAAATATACAAAAAACACTTGGATATTCCAAGTGTTTCTCATGTTATTTTTAATAAAATTAATTATACTAATATTTCCTTTTTCTTTAGTTCGTTATACTTTTTAATACGAGCCTCTCTAACCATTTTTTCGTTATCAATAATTGGTAAATACTCACTTAATCGCAAAACGCCCATTCTTAAATTGTGATAATGACTCATAGCTCTACAATTTTTATCAAAATTAAATTTATCAGCAATACCTTCTAATTCAAATGCTAAATCTCTTTCAATTTTAGTCATTCGTATAAGTTCCATATCTGAAATAATATGTCCACCAACTGGCTTTGTTGTTAATATATTATTATCAACATCCTTTTTTTGATTTTGAATATATGAATCATAAATAACAGATTCGGAAAATAAACGAGGTACTAAATTTGATTTATATGTTATACCAATTTCTTCATGTTTTGATAAAAAATCTTTCAATATAATTTTCCATGCGTTTTGGTGTTCCTCTGCCGTTGATTTTCTCCAATGACCGGCGAATATGGTCATTTTTTCATCATCATCCTTTTGATTTTTAAAAAACCATTCATTCCAAGAATTAATAAATAATGTTTTATCCGCAATTACCTTACCACATTCATCTAAATAGTATCTTATTTTTAAGAAATGTTGAGCTAATGCTTTTGTAATATCAACCGTAATATCCGATTTTGATATTACCGAATATAGCCAATCCAAATCATTAATAATTTCATCTTTATGCTTTTCTGTTACATTATTTTTATTCTTATGAAATAGTCCAACAAGTGCTTTATCCGAATGTGGAATGAATTTATAAGAATTTAAATTCATTTGTAACACTGTGTGTGCAATCATAAAGGATTCCAATTTTATTAATTGGATATTACTTAAAGTCTGAAAAATAGGATGTAATGATTTTTCAGCGGGTGTAAACTTTGAAACTTTTACGGATGAAAACTCTTTTATCCAATATTGAAGCTCATGTGGTTCTGCGTGAAGTAATTGAGCTTCCGATTTACTTGAGGAACTGTTAATTTCTTGAAAATATTTTTCAGTTTCGGATTGTGAATAAAATGGTAAAAATTGAAATTTAAATTGATTTTGATAAAATCTTTTAAGAATTGCATCTTCGGTAAGAATTACACCATTTTGTTCACATTTTTCAACAATTTCGGATAGATATAACCCATTTACTTTAATACCATTTACCATTTTGTTTAATGAGGAATCATATTGTTCTGGTAAATCCTCATGGTAGTACCATAATTCATTTTTGCTTTCCAATTTTACCAAATTCAAAGGAAACCCGATTAATGCCCATAATCTATGTTCTACATTTATTGGTGTAATACATAATTTTCCATCTAATACAATAAGATTAAATGTACCAAAATTAATCCATTCGGCTGGTGAATTTTTTGGAGAACTATCGCTGTTTAATTCTTTTAAAGAACCCCAATGTCTACCGGCGTGAATACTAGCGGTTTTTATGTTTTCATTTGTTAAAGTCTTCGGGTCTTGACCTGAAGTTGGGTCTGATATTATTTCTGATTTTAAATATTTATCTATCAAAAATTTTGGACCTACTGATATATTCCAAGCTTTCCAAGCTTTATCGGAATACCCATCTTCATATGAAATTCCATATTCACCAAACAATTCATTAATGTGGCGAACAAAATTAAATTTTTGTTTTAAAGTATCTCTATTATCTAAAAATAATTTATACTTCTCGGGCGTTAGCCATACAGGTGGAGTCATCTCCATTAAACGAGTCAATTGCTCATTTTTTTCTTGCTTTGTCATACTAATTTTTATTTTTTTAAATGAACTTAATAATGGCGTCATTTACAAACCATTTTATTTTACAAAGATACAAATAAAATTTTAATTATCCAAATTATTTTTAATAAAATCAACAAAATCTTTTAACTTTGTTTCGTTGATTGGTTTGTAGTGTGGATTACGCCAGATTGGTTTTGTAGATGAACGTTTGCCATCACATAGATAAAACACTTTGTGAATGTTTCCTTCATCCATATAGTATTCATATGCCTTATCACTTACACTATTCTCTAATGCTAGTATAAACGTAGTTGGTTTTGATTGGACACCATTTAGGATTCTACCAAAATCTGAACTAGCCCTTTCCATAAAACATCTATCTAAATATGCTTTACATTCACCAATCTTTTGCATAGTTCCATCGGTATGGTATAGGTGTCTATCTACCTGAAACTTTAAGGTATAACCACTTTTACTCACCGATTCAATGAAATCGTTCTTCTTTGATTCACCACCGATTTCAGTTTTCCAAATCAAATCCAACAATCCTTCTACCACCTCTTTCATAGTGGAACGTACCATACCCATCTCGCCTTTATTAGCAAATGATGCTGCTAATTGGACGTTATCTTCGTAATACTTTATGTAAGTTTGTAAATTGCTCATAGTTTATTGTTTTATTTAACCCATTCTTCAAATGCAATCTCATACGCTACCACCGGTTCGTATCCTTCTTTTATAAGCGTTTCCGCTGCATCCACTACCTCATCTCGCAATCCCCAAGCAGATGCTTCTACACAAATCAATTCAATTTGTTGTAAATCTCCTAATGTTAGTTCCATATTAATAAGATTTTATGTTTTCTTCGTGACGAGTTTCGTGTTTACCACTACCACTTGTTTGTGTTGTTATAGTTTCACCTCTACTTGTAAAATAATGATAATGCGGTGCATCATAAAAACGATACATTTTTACACCATCTTTCTCAAAAAGGTATTCTACCTCAAACCCATCATCTTTACCCAATCGTTCTTTTGACATTGGGTCATTTGAACAAGCTCCGAAAATCATAGCACCTAGTACTATGATAATCGTATAAAATGTTAGTATCCGTTTCATATTACCAAGATGAAGAGTAATAGTAGTCAGCACTCGTATCATATAATGCTTCTTCTAAAATCTCAATAGTGTTTTCAATACCATCAAAGTACCATTCATCATATTCAGTTCCACCAAAGAAGAAACCATTTGCAGTTGGTAATAATTCCTCTGCGCGTGAATTATCGTTTAGGATTTTCTTACATATTTCCAACAAATCTTCCAACTGACCTTTACTAACACAATACTCACCACAATTATCTACACCATTCTGTACATTCTCAACGAACCATTGGTGGATTTGGTTTTGCTTTCGCCAATAACCAATCTCTTCAATCACATAAGTAACACGCTTTGGGTCAATCTTTACAGGTTGACCACCTTTGGTTACTTCTACATTGTACTGCTCTTCCGGTGTTTGATGCTCCCATTGTCTAACATAGGTACGCTTCTCTAAATACATGTCTAATCCCATTGTTTTATCTTTTAAAGTTTATAAATAATTTTTAATAACTGAAACTACATTTTCTATTCTATTGTAAAGTGCTTTATCTATTTTTGCACCTCTAGCTACTTCAAGTAAATCATCGTAAAGGTAGCCGTCAAATAATCCGTATAACATATTCATAAGGTCAAAACCAGTATTGAAATCAACCTCTTTTAAAATATCCATAATTTCACCTCGTGTTGTTGAAGTCATATTGGCGTGTCTATCAAATTTTATGTAACTCATATCTTATTTATTTAAAGTGTCTAACTCAATAATTTCTGGTCCGTATTTGATGAACCGCTTTCTGGAATTGAAGATTTGGATTGCCTCCTCTTTTGTGGGAGCAGTGATGAGGATTTGCTCATCATCGAAATCATTGTAACCTGGCACCCAGCCGTAGTAATTAAATTGGTAATTTTTCATAACTTTTATATTTTAGTTTAACCAAAGGTTATATACATAATCGTAACTCACTTCAAGCTCTTCAGCTAACCTTTCAAACAATCTCTCTCTGATTACACTATCAGTAACACCTATGTATCGGTAAACATCACCATTTACAATCAGTTGATTTAATAGGCCGGAAAAGGTAGGGGTTTCGTTAAGTTCTAATCCCAAATCATCGGTTGGGAAATTCTCTACATAATACTCTCTAATTGTGTTCATATCTTTGTTGTTTTATGTTTAACTCTTATTACTCTATAAAGGTAAGTAAAATAAATGAGAAAGTCAAGTCTTTTCTCAAATATTTTTTAATTATTTTAGACGATACATAAATAAATATCCGCAATCCTCATCGTAATCTGCATCTTCAACCACCTCATTCATACCACCGATGATGTCCTGCAATTTAGCCACATCAACGCTTCTCCAATAACCAAATCGGAAAAACACATCATAACTACCACCAAAAACTTGTTTGATTTCAAAGTCACCAAACTCTGCTTCAATTTCTTTTAATGTTGAAATACTTAATCCGTTTCTCATATTTTTATTGTTTATGTTTAACTTTTATTACATAGTAAAGGTACGCAAAATAAATAAGAAAGTCAAGTCTTTTCCAAAATATTTTTTTAATATATTTATATATACATTCGGGGGTTATATGAAAACATTTTTTACAAAAGCATTAGTTTATTCAATTGGAACAATTGTAGTTTCGGCTGCGGTATTTAGTATTACTATGGCAGGATTAAACCTTGCTGGTCAAACTGATATTACCAAACAAGTTATTGAAGAAATGGATGATGTTTTAGGAATCTAAAGCATTAATCTAGAACCTATTAAGAAATTACTTAATATAGGTGCTCCTGAAGCAGTTGATGTATTTATCTTATAGTTGAAACTCAAACCAAACTTTTTGGATAATTTATAATCTACGGATGTTCCTAATAGAAATCCAAAGTCTTTACCCATTTTTATATCCCCATTTGAAGTATCCCAATTAGCACCTGGCATCATTGTAAATATCTGTGGTGATAGAGTTAGTTTTTTATTCATTTGATATGGTTTAGTCCAAAACGCAACTGTTGAACTACTCATACTATACGAATACCCACCAGTTTCTTGTGGTGATAGTAAATTAACCAAACCCACATTGTAACCATATACACCAAATTTAGGATGTGGTTTAATCCAAGTAAATCCAGCCAATCCCATTAAAGTTCCACTTAAATATGCAGTAGTAACTGAATAGGAGTTCATAGATACTAATGCACCATCCTTTAAGTTCATTTTAGTAATACCACCACTCAAAGCAAATTGCTTTAAGCTAGACCATATCATAGATGTTCCTGAATAACTAACATTACCTGCTGCCGATGAACGAGATACACCCAGTGTTATGATAGCATCCCAATTAGCAGTATCGGATTGAACTACACTTAAATCGGATGCAAATAGTAATGGGTTTATTATTGCAGCCTTTTTCTTTTCTTCCTTCTTCTCCTCTTTCTTTTCTTCTTTTTTAGATTCGGATTTAGATTCTTCTTTCTTTTCCTCACTCTTACTTTCTGATTTGGATTCTTCTTTTGATTCGGATTTAGATTCAGATTTGGATTCACTCTTACTTTCCGATTTAGCTTCAGCCTTTGCCTCTGCTTTTGCTTCAGCTTTTGCTTCGGCTTTTGGAGCAGCTCCTCCTCCCCCACTTTGTGATGAACCACCACTTGCTGGCGCAGGTGTGTTATTGGCTGCTGGTGCAGGAGCGGATGGGGTTGGTGCTGATGGAGTTGGTGGTGGGGGTGGAACTGCGGAAGCTGCTGCCGATGAAGCTGCCCCACCAGCCGCCGAACCAGCTGCCGATGATGCGGCTCCACCCGCCGCCGAACCAGCTGCTTTTGAAGCCGCCGCCGATGCAGCTGCTGCCGCAGCTTTTGAGGCCGCTTCTGCCGCCGCTTTTGCTGCCGCCTCTTCTGCGGCTTTTGAGGCTGCCGCCTCCGCCGCTTTTGAAGCCGCCGCCGATGCAGCTGCTGAAGCCGCCGCCTCCGCAGCTTTCGATGCAGCTGCCGCCGCCGCTTGCGTTGCTGCCGCCGCTGCCGCTTGCTGAACTGCCTGATTTACTGTTTGTTGAACTGTTTGTTGAACTACTGTTACAGCACATCCTCTATTAGAGTATGCAATATATACCGATTGTAACCAAATTCGCATTGCACCACTTTGAACTTCATCGGGTGTAAATACTTTCATTTGGTCATAGAATGATACAAAGGCATTTCCATTGACATAGGTAGTAGTGGCAAGCTTTACCTCACCACTGCACTTATCTATGAATGTTTGTGTAAATGTTGTTTGTCCGTTAGCTTTGAAAGCTAGACAGAATATGAATAATACACTTAATAGTATTCTTAACTTTTTCAATCATTATGATATTTTCTACTTATATAAATATCACTTAAAAGATTTAACCTCAATTGTATTATCCAATTTTATACAAATTGCTGTCATATTCTCAACCCAATCACCTGAATTAAGATAGTGTTTTTTACCAATCATTCTATCTGCAGGTTGGTGTATGTGCCCACAAATAACCCCATCACACATCTTATCACTTGCCATTTTAATTGCAGTTGTTTCGAAATCATTAACATAGTTTGTTGCTATCTTAACACCCTCTTTTATTCTTTGTGAGATTGAATAATATGGTAGGTTTCTCCACTTACGATACCGATTATACACATCATTTAGCAATAAAGCAAAATCATATCCAAATGCTCCTATTTGTGATAACCATTTGTATTTTGTAATAAAAACATCTATAATATCTCCATGAAATATAAAGTATCTTTTATCTGCGGTGATAATATAATCTTCTCTGATTTTTATATTACCCAAATTAGTACCCGTAAAATCTTTTAGAAAATCATCGTGATTACCTCTTATCCAAACTACCTTTTGTTTTGTAGATAATTTAATTAGTTTAGCAATTACCTTTGTGTGAGATGTTCTCCATTTAGTTCCTCTTTGTAATGCCCACCCATCAACTATATCCCCATTGAGAATAAGTTGTTCGCAGGGGTTTTCTTCTATGAATTGTAAGAACTCCTTTGCTTTACTATGTTTTGTACCTAAATGTAAATCGGATGCGATTATGTATTTATACATTATCTTTTTTTAGAAATTTGGTCTACAATCATCATAACAATACAACCTGCTATAACAACTGCGAATCCAAAAAGAAAAGGAAATATAGTACCCATATTAAGTCCAATAATTGTGATGTTGTTTGAAAAATTCAGGATTATTTCTGTTGATGTAACTTTGTATCATTAAAGAAACCATATAGAATACACCTTTCTTTTCAAATCTTCTAGGTGATGTCCAAACTCCTTTTGTTTTATGAATATGGAAATACTTTGGATTTGATTTTGATGAAAGTGAATAATCTTCCGCAAACAATTCATCTTTTACATATCCACCCACATACCAATATGCTTGTCTATCCCATAACTGAAATCCACCTACTGCGAATGGTGTGTTTATCTTTACACTCAACCATTGGAATATATCAAAAATACGAAATACCCAATCCCATCTTTTTGCAGTTTTAAATGGTGTAGTTAATAATTGTATTTTCTTTGCTTCTAATTTTTTGAATATATCACTTAATAGATTGGTATTCATAACCATTACATCTGCATCTAAAAAAAGAATGTAAGGAGTAGTGGCAAGTTTAGAACCTGCCAATCTACCCTCCGATGGATACCCACCTTTTATTACTTCAATTTTTAATTTATCTTTGAAATAACTTCTTGCCTTATATAAGATACCAACCGAATACGGGTCATCCGATATATCTGCTACTATAACTCTAACACCATCTATATCCGTTTGATTATACAAAAATTGTAAGCAATCATATAAAGTATCGCTTTCGTTTTTTGATGGAATGATGATAGTTAATTTATCTTTCATTTTAGTTTCCTTTCGTTGGGAATTTAGTCCAACCTGCTGTCCAAGTTGGTTTAGATAAAGTTTCAATTTCAGCTGCAGTTAAAGTTATTTCAGTATTACCTTCACTTAATGCTTTTGTTTTAACTGCATCCGATGTAATAATGGTAGTTGCCTTACTGATAAAGTTTAATAAGTTGTATGAACCAATTTTATTGTTTTGAAACTTACTTACACCATCTTTGTAGAATTGTGCAGTTTCATTACTTTCCATTGAGAAACCACCTTTCATATATCCAATGATTGTAGAATTATATACTTCAAATTGAGTTGCTCTTCTCCATCTCATTGCTAAATTATGGTTTGGTAAAGATGCCACATCGTTTGGTCCAACTAAAATCATATTATCTAAAATAGGATGTGTGAATGGTTCTGCGGTTGAACCTGTACCATCATTATCACACTCTACACCATTTCCTGCATCGCCATTATCTACAAATTGTGGGTCTCTTTTAGAAACTGAATTAGATACTTTACCTCTATATCCAAAATCAAAATCATAATCATCATCCGCAGTTCCGTATGCGTATAAGTTTTTTGCATTTACAGTTCCACCAAAGAACTCAAATGCATCATCATTAGCGTAGATAGTTTGAACATTCTCAATGATTGTTCCACTACCAACACCACCCAATGTTAATGCGTTGATTTCAGAGTTTGGCATTGCAGCAATACCTGCGTATTCAATACGAACATATTTTAAGATACCGCTATTATCTAAATCGTTTGTTCCACCAAACGCTCTACCAATACCACCTTCGATAGTTGGTTCTGATGTTCTATTGGTTTTTGCTCTACCCAATATCACAATACCACCCCAATCACCAGGAGTTCTTTCACCTACTGGTCTACCAGATGTGAATATGATTGGTTTTGATGCAGTACCTTCTGCTACAATTTGTGCTCCTCTTTCAATACACAATGCACCTTTCTCACTTATATCAGATTTGATTGTTGTGCCAGGTTGAATGATAAGTTTAGCACCATCGGTTACATAAACATATCCTTTTAATACCCACTCTTTATCCGATGTAAGAGTTGTAGTTGATGTGATATTACCACTCAAAGTTGTTGATGTTGGTACATTTACAGGTGCTACATCTCCACCTAAATCTTTGGAACATGCAAACATTGTTAAACTTGCGAACAATACTAATAATTTTTTCATAGGTTGTAATTTAGTGTTAGTGAAACTGTTGTTTCGTTGTTTGTTTTAATTAAAGTTCTATTTGGTTTTTGGTAATACTCAAATGGTTGTCTGAATATATCCGATACTGCTAATTTAATTTCTCCGTTTTTAATTTTACGAAGAATAACAATATCAACTACATCACGAGAGTTTTCAAATATATCAGGGTATCCTTGAAATCCTACTGCTGATATTCTATCTCCAACTCTATTGTATGATATGTTGAATGTATTGTTGTTTTTATGTAAGTTCAATCCACCATTTACTACATAGTTTGATTGTCCTTGCAATTGTCTTTTTACTGAACCGATTTGTACTTCCGAGTTGATAAACGATGTGTTTGAATATAAATCTATCCAATCATTTATTTTTTTACGAAGTTCAATCTCAACTCCATATACCAATGCTTCTTTTGGGTTTTTATATGTTAGTAATAAATTAGATGGAACTGAACCATCTGCTACAACTTGCTCAATTGGATTGAAGAACTTTTTACCAAAGAAACCGATTGATATATTCTCACCTGATTTAGGATACAACTCGAACTTTATATCTGAATTGAATATATCCGTTTTTTGTAAGTTTGGATTTCCTAATAGTTGTGCGTTTCTAACAAAGTCATAATACGCAAAATTAGCTACCTCTCTAAACTCTGGTCTTGCTAATGTTTTACTTACGGATAATCTAACCTTTGTTTTTTCCGATGTTGAATATGTTGCGTTTAATGATGGTAGTATATCCAAATATTCTCTATCTACTGAAATCCTCTGTCCACCGAAATCCGATGTTTGAACTTTGAATAAATTATATTCCGTTCTAAAACCTGTGTTTAATTTTAGGTTATCAATTTCTTTTTCATACATTACATATCCGTTTGCCAAATCAAAATCGGCAGTATATCTATCGGTGTTGTTTGTAATCTCATTTAACAAATCAGTTGATTCGTATCTGAATATTCTTGCTTTGAAGTTTCTCAATTTCTTTAAATAACCCACTCCTAAACGAATATCTCCTATGGATTTGTTTAATCCCCCATTGAATGAGTTTTCATCCATTACACTCCAAAAACGATAGGTATCTCTCCATGCTATTGAGTAGGGAGTTGATGTGTATAAAGATGATATATAAGGTGTTACTCTATAATCGGGTTGGTCTCTCAACATAAGATTGTACCCTAGATTAAAATCTAATGTTTTAAACTTACCTTCAAATTGTGTGTTGAATACTAACTTTTGAATTGAGTTAGATGATTTACTATCTACATACTGAACATTATCATAGTTTTCACCAACTCTACTTAAAAATGATTTTTCGTTTTGGTAGTTAGCAAGTGTTTTCCAACTATAACGATTCTCTCCCAAATACACTATGTTTAATAATCCGTTTAATGATTGTACATTTGAGTAATTTAGGTCTTTATAGTTGTATGCTAATTCGGTAGATGATTGGTAATCTATTCTTTCAGTTGTATTAGCAGAGTATGTGTTTCTTGCAGTTGAACTGAATAAGATGTTCCATTTGTTTTTCACAACACCAAATGATAAGTTACCATTTAAGTTTGGAATAGATGTTGATGTTTCGGTTTGTGGTGAACCTATTAGTTTAGTGTATGCTCTCCTATCACCTAATCCAGCAATTCTATATGTGTTTGTTGATGGGAATGATGTTGGGAATTGTATAGGGTCTACCAACTTAAAATCCTGTCCTGTTGATAATGAACCCCAGCTTCCTCCCAATGATATATTAAAGAAATCACCACTAACTTCTTTTGTTGTTATTTGTACTAAACCTCCTGCGAAATCACCCGGTAGGTTTGCAGATGCTCCTTTGTTGATGATGATATTATCTATAAGTGATGTTGGGATAATATCAAATGAGAATGCCCTTCTATCGGGTTCGGTTGATGGTAAGATTGATTTGTTTAGTAGAGCCGAGTTGTATCTATCAGCTAAACCTCTAACTAAAACAAACTTATCGTTTTGGATTGTTACACCACTTACTCTTTTAAGTGCATCTCCAACAGTTCTATCTGGTGTTTTCTTTATGGATTCAATTGATAAACCATCTGCTACAATGTAAGATGCTTTAAGTGTGTTGATAAGTGCAGTTGCAGTTTCTTTCTTTGCTACTTGCTTTACTACAACTTCTTGTAATACTTTCGTATCTTCTTCTAACTGAATATCAAGGTTAGTTGTAGTATCAATTGTAATATCTTTAGTGTATTCTTTGTATCCAACGAAAGATGCTTTGATTGAATACTTTCCTTTTGCTATATTGGTAAATTGATATTTGGATTCAATATCAGATGTTGTTCCTACTTTCTTATTTGTTGTATCATTGGTAAGCCAAATTGTTACACCTATAAGTTCTTCTTTGTTTGTTTTTACTTTACCTGAAAGGTTTTGAGAGAAAATTTGATGTGAAAGTAACAGAATTGATAATAAAAATAGTTTCCTCATTATTGTTTTTTTAGTTCAACAATAAGTAGGAAACTATCTCATTAAAATACCATTTCGTATGTTACGAAATTGTTAAATATATATTATGCACCCAATGCTTTACTGAATCCATTAGGACAAGTTCTAGTACATACCAAAGATGCAACAACTGGTGCTACTGCAGCTCCGATTGCGATACCAACTCCAGCAGGCGTTGCCCATAATGCAGCCGAATCTAAACTATAATAGATACAATTTGAACATACATTTCTTAATAATTGTGGGTCAACATTTCCACCAACACCAGGTATTGCTAAAAATCCATCTGCCACTATTACACCCATTGCCGTTGATACTGCCATTTTAGCTGCCATATCTGCAACGTAAAGAACCGGCGTAGCCATCAATGATAATGTAGTTGAAGTTGCTGCTCCAGCAGGTTGTGCCGGTGTAAATGCTAAAACACAACCCGTAGAGATTGCTGCAGTTATTCCAATTGTACAAGCATTTGCATCTGCCCAATTATATGCAGCTACTGCACCTGCTGCCACTATTTCAACACCCGCAACAATTTGTTGTTCGGCTTGTTTAGATAATTGAACAAACTCATTTTGAGTTACATCAAATCCTACCTTTGCAAATTCTTCGGTAGTACTTGCAATAGTACAAGCTGCACTTTCTACTCTGTGTGCACTATCGGTAGCAAATGCTACTGAATAGTTGTATGCATCTTCTACACTACCTATTGCAGTGTTTATACCACTTCCAATTGGTTGAATAACATTATCATTAATTGCATTTCCCGCATCTACAAATGCGTTACCAATTGGTTGAATAACATTATCATTAATTGCGTTTCCGGCATCTACAAATGCCTGTTCAATTGCTTTTCCAGCGCTTCCCATAATTCTAGTTGTTTAGTTGTTTAATTTATTTCCATTTTCATTAAGTATAACTCATTGTTTTCAAACCAATCTTTGAATCCAAACATTTGTGCTAATTTCTTTGCTTTAATATTTCCCTTTGGGGGTGCTCCATATATTTCTGTATATCCTTCTTTTTTAAAGTTATCAAGTATACCAACGTATATATATACCATTCTCTTAAAAAAAGAATGTGACCATACTTCCTCATTAAAACTTATATGCATTGCAACTTTGGTACGATTAAGTAAATAATCACATTCCACCAATACATCTTCATCTTCATATAATGTAACTCTTATTGATGACATATATTATCAATTCACCCAATTTTCTAATGCTTTCATATAACCATCACCCATATGGTCTTTAATAGTTTTACCTGAAAATAATGATTTTAGGTACAACCAAAGCGATTTTAGTGATTTATCATTTTGTAATCTATTACCAGCCGTATCTAATCTTACTTGGTAGTTTACATGATGAAATCCTATATATGGTGTATGTGTTACTAAATCGTTGTTGTGTACTATTCGTAAAGTATCTATACCACTTTTATCGTAGTTTTCTTTGAATGCTTTATTACCAACACGCGGGCTACCAATTGTTGTTGCTTTAACATTGTAGTGAGGATAGTGTTTCTTAATTGAGTATGCATATAATGTTGCTACTGCTCCACCCAAACTATGTCCACTAACTACAATATCAGTAGTTTCACCTTGTAGGTTTTCTAATGCAGTATCAATTGCATCATATGTATCACCCACTACCGATTCCCAAGAACTTTTAAATCCAATGTGAACTTTTTCATTCTCTTCTATAAATGGTACTTTATCAATTGAAGCATCATTTTGGAAATCCTTCTTTGATTCACTACCTCTCCAAACTACATATATAGTTTTATCCTTTGTTGCT